TGTCTCCTTAAAATAGGCTCACGATGGAGTCTTTAAATACCTTATCTTCTTACATCTAATAAGACACTGAAGGAGTCGAAATGTTGTTAAAAGTGTTAAAAATAGTAAAAGAGCAGTATCTATAATAGACGCTGTTATTTTAATACATGTTTATGTTTATATCAGGAGTAACTTTTATAAAGTGTGATGTATCCCACAAAAGTTACTTAAGTTGTTCCTTTTCAATGTATGGACCTGAAGTAAAGGCTGTGAGTTTTGCAGCAATTTCCATAGCCTTCATTGGTTTAGCACCAGCATGTAAGGCTCCTAAAGCGTACGTTGCACCAGAGCCAACTGCATATGTTCCATCCATACTTCTCATAACAGCCAAATCTTGATCAATATCAAACAACTCGCCACCAACAGCCATTAAGAATTGGAATCGTAACCCTTCTTTAGACTTGTCGTGGTCCTCATTAAAGTCGTATCCATTTTCAGTCAAACATTTTCTAAAAGAAGGCATAGCCTTTGCAATCATAAAGTGATAGACATCTTTAGAATCTTTTGCAGTTAATTTTGGTGGATTCCAAATGTGTTGAGCAATGTCGCAAGGAGACACCTCTCCAGAACCAGCAATTATAAAATCACCACGTTCGGTAACTTTTGCCATCTGTGGATGTCGATAGATTCGACCACTGTCATCTGTTACTTGATTATCTGCAAGTAAGATGCAGCGATCTTCGTACTGTACTCCGATGATAGTTGTCATGGGCACCCCTTCAGTAGAAAGCCCCCCAAGAATACCAGATGGTTCTTAGGGGGCTATGGGGGTAAAATGTCCAGTTTATAGGAGTTTGACCAGTTCTGCCCAGGTCTTGGGGCCAACAATTCCGTTAGAGTCCAAAATGTCGTGATTGTCTTGAAATGCAATTACAGCCTTCTTTGTGGCTGGGCCGTAGTCTCCATCAGCCATTAGACCAAGAGCACGTTGAACAACCTTGACGTTGTTTCCTTTACTTCCAGGTTTAATAGTTCCTGGGAAGGTTGGTGTCTCTGAAACAGGGACGCTTGCCTCAACTTCGTTACCAACATAGTTAGGGCGACCAAATCCAACAACAGATACCATGACCTTCTTTTTATTGGATATGTAGCCACGAACTTTTTTACAAACTTCTCCACCATTGCGCTGATCACCTTTTGCAGTTCCTGCAGTATTGCCTTCAATGCAGGTAACTGTTCCATCTCCATTGTTAGATACAACAATACCTACGTGAGAAATTCTATCTACACCATCTCCTGGAAAATCAAAATAGGCTATGTCTCCTGGTTTTGGAGAGGCATCTTTTGCGTCTACCCAGGTACCCATCTTTCTAAATGCTGTTGCACCTGCCACAGTTGAAACTGTATTAGGAACCTTTACACCTGCCTGATTAGCACACCACATAACAAAAGACCCACACCATGGTAGAAAATCAGCCTTGGTAAACTTACCGTACTTAGTTTCGTTATCTTTTGGACCTTCAATAGTGCCAACTTCTTTTTCTGCAACCTCAATAATTGCTGCTGCTGTGCCTTTGTCTGCCATCTGGCTCCTTTCGTATGGGGCTATTGTCGCAGTGTGATAGGTTTGGCACATGGCAAAAATAGTAGAACTAACAAAAGATGAGATTAGAATCTGTGCTCAACTGGGTATGGAACGCTGGCTATTAAAATGGGGCAGTATAGATCGCCCAAACTATGCTGAGGGCAAACGTCAAGGTTGGCTTGAGTTTGAACTAAATGCAAATATAAGAGCAAATGTCGCAGAGTATGCGGTGGCTAAACTTTATAAAATGCCCTGGAACGTTCCTTGGTATACAAATGAGGAGCATAAGAACCGTATTAATCACCCTGATGTTGGGAATAACTTAGAGGTGCGTTGTGTCAGAACAAAAGATGCAATACCTGTATGGAGCAAGGATGTAAATAAGAACGCCATAATTGTTGGCACAAGAATTCACGATCTAGAGTATTTCTCTTCAGTAGAGATATATGGCTGGTTACCAGTAGCAGAATGTCAAAAAGATGAGTGGTGGTCTCAAGAGAAGTCAGGAAACTGTTGGAGAGTTCCAATAGAGGAGTTTAGGGATTCGATTCCAGACGACTCATTAATGTCTTTGCACGTCTAGACGGCTCCTTAGTGAGGAAGCCTCTTCCCTTGGCTTTCTCATAAGGAACTGCAGTTGCAAATTGATCTGAGGTTGCATCAATTATCTTTCCTGATGAATGCTTTAAAAACCAGTGACTAGTTCCTTCATGTTTAATCTGCATTGGAGTATAGCCAGCAGACTTACCACCTAGTGAGTGGTACACCGCCTCACTGGCGACGTAGCAGTGGCCAGCGGTCTTGCACTCGTGTCCACGAAACTTTGCACTACGTAGGTCATCAGTTAGATGCTCTCTAACATTAGAAACTATTTGATGATCGTAGTTGTTCATTGAAACTGCTTAAAGTGAGCGGGGTGAATATTAGTAGGCACATATTCTTTTCCTGTACGTTCTTCATAACTTCCTTTATCAGTGAAGTTAGTTATCATGGCTAAATGACCGCCTTTAAAGTTTTCTTTTCTTTCACCTAATCCTGGCTGACGATAAACTGTCACGGGCACATGGGTAACGCCCTCTGCCATTGCAGCCTCTAATCTATGGTGTCCTTCACCAACAACGCCCCACTTATTAGCGTGATCATATGCAACCATGATTGGATTATTAATACCTTTGCCACTCTTAATGTCTCCTCTAATTCCAGCAATAACTTTAGAACTAGAAGGTTGGGCATCAGCACCAAGGCGCCTATGTTCCATCAAAGGAATTAATCGCTCAGTTCTAACCATGCCAGTAGCACTCTCACTCTTATCGCCTTCAAGATGACCTTTACCGCCTGCTTTTCTTATTTGAACATTTTCAGGAACAGGCATATTAAATTGTCTTTGATTTAACATTATGCTTGCATCTCTTTAGGATTTTTATATGTACGTTTTCTTGCTGGACGTTTGCTATCTTTACTTGCTACCCAAGAAGAGAATGTTGGAGATTCATTTCTTCTTAATCCATTCCAATTGCCTGTAACAGGATCTGCTTCAGGTCCAGAGATACCTGTAACTTTTACTTTTGCGCCAGGTTTAACTGGAACTTCCTTTTCTGGACGCTTCATTTCTTTATCACGCAAATCAACTTGAGCACGACTCAATCTCTTACTATCTGTCTCTACAGCACTGATAGGAACTTCGGCATGCATGACGGTGCCAAAAGATCCAGCAAACCTTCTTGCTACTTGAGGATCTGCTGACCAATGCATTCCAAGAGGTGCATCCTTTTTAAATTTACGAGTTACACCACGGTGTACTTGAAAAGTTAATTCTGATTGATTCCATTGTTGTTTAGATAAATTATCTTGAGCAGCCATTATGCTTTCCACTTTCGTGGTGGAGTGTAGGTGCGTGTGCGATCTCTCTTGTCACTTAACTTAGTAACAGCAGTTACGTGCACGGTGCTGCCCTTCTTAACAGGAACTTCATTTTCCCAATACTCATCGTAGACTTGATTCTTCTTTAATACATCAGGACGAGTTTCACGACTCTTCTTAGCCACTTGTCCTTCAATTACAACGCCAGGTCCACGCCGAATAGGATTTCTTGCAAAGCCGACGGCTCTCTCTGGGTCTTCTGTCCAATGCATGCCGAGGGGTTTTTTTACATCTGTAGTAAAACTTAATCCACGATAGAGAGTGTGAAATTGTTTAGGAGATAAATTACTCATCTTCTTCCCTTGGCTCAGACCTCTTAGGCTTCCTTACGTTATAACCTAACTTTGGTCCTTGCATTAAATCTTTAATTCCCTCAGCACTCGCCATTTGTGTCTTATTTAAATTATTGTTTACCCATGCAGAAATATAATCGGCTCCACCCTCTTCATTTACATCTTTAACTTTAAAGCGCTCCTGGACGGATCTTTTCCCATAAGAAGATCTAGAGTAACCACTCTTTGAAAAACTCTTCTTCTTCATTTCTTATCCTTGGGAGTAAAGTGATCATGAGGCTCGCCAAGACCAAATTGTCCTGTGTCATGTAGGTGTTGATGATAATCAAACTTTGTCTTACGTGATCCATCCTCATTAGGTGTAGACATAAACTTGTTACTGTCTTCCATGGTCATAGCATGTTTGTGCCATCTAAGAGCGTGCCAATCTACATGATAATTTTCAGTTGGATGTGGGATCCACTTCTTCTTACTCATATCGACATCCATCCCTCATACTCAGCATCAGGATTATCAGTATGCCATTGAGCCATTAATTTATTTTGTTTATTCCAATTAGTGTCGTGAGTATCAAGACCGCACTTGGGGCACAAACTTACGCCTATACTCTTATAGACATGCTCACACATGGTCGTCATGGGTTCACCTGTCTCTTTGCTACTAATTCATCAAAGTCTTTAATCTTCGTGCCGCCACCATATGTCCAAGCATAACCTTCATTGATTAGTTTTTGATTAAGTGAGAGATCGGCGCCATCTAAGAATACCCACCCAAGTATGCGTCCGTACTTCTCTGATGAGTCAGGCTTCTCCGTCTTAATTACAACGTCTTTTGCCGCCGCTAATTCTTTTTTAATCTTTTCTTTAACTTCCAAGCCGAGGGCTTTTTCTTTTGCATCAGTTGTACGGCTCTCAGGTGTATCTATACCTGCTAGGCGCACACGAGAGAAGAATGAGACGGAGAACCCCAAATCAATATCAACATCGATAGTATCGCCATCAACTACCTTGTGGACCTTCTTAACACGGTACTCATACATTATTTTTTAACCTTTGGTCGGTATGGCTCAATGCGTGACTTGATAGATCCATCTTTTCGCATGATGACTATCCAGCCATCTTTAATCTGCATCTTGTTAAATGGTTCGTTACGTGAGTATTTGGCGCTCATGCTTTTGTACTACTTACTGTATTGGATGCTTCTGATGGAGGTGTCATCTGCATAGCGACATTTACATACATCTCTTTAGGCATTACCTTAACTCCAAATTGTTGAGTAGATAAATTTTGGGCGCTCATTTGTGTTCTCCTGTAATCATAAATCCGTGAGGGGAGGAATAGAAGCGTTCACCCTCTATGTTCCCAGACTCTTCTTTAACTTCATCGCTAACTGGTGATACTTTATAAACCTTAACTGGATTCTTCTCAGCACCCTTTGGCATTTTAGTTTCGCCAAAGAATCTTGCCTGATCTGGATCACTTGTAGCCCATGCACGAGCCATGCGACCTTCACCTTCAGTGACAGCAGGTAATACAAAGCCACCACTTACATCTGCACGAGTGCCATGGTACATGGGGCCAAACTGCTGCTTAGATAGATTGCTCATTAGTGATGGAAGTGTTCGCCATCAACTGTAGTGTGTGGATCATCTGGGTATTTGTTGTGATCGTGATGGTGTAAAGCAATTAATTCTTTATGTGATAACTCATGATCGAAGTCGTTATCTATTGGTCGTACTCCTGGGATATGTGTATCTTCATGAGTATTTCTGTATTGGGCGTACTTTCCCATGATGTGACCATTATCTGATTGCAGATGATCTAGTAGATCAGCATGGTTGTGGATACTTACTGAGCGGGTTCTTTCAATCTCAGAGCCCATTGCGGCCATCTTTGCTGCAGCGTGAATCTGCTTGTAAGCATTTATAGAGTGTTCATCTAGGTGTATTTCAAAACTGCCATCTTCATTAGGTGTATTAGCCATGGTCTTATTGTGACACTAGGACTACTTTTTGGGGGGGTTTATTTAACTTTTTTACCACTCAAATAACATGTGATAGGGTTCAAACATGAAATTATTAACAGTCGGCATAAGCAATCATGACCATAATATGGCTTATTTTGATGGTAAGCAGGTTTATTACTGTAAATTTGAAAGAGTAAAACAATTTAAACATTTTTATTTTGACACGGTGTGGCAATGGATAAAGGAAGCCGAAAAAATTTGGGGTATAAAAATAGAAGAAATTGATGAAATTGCCGTAGACATGGATCCAGAGTTAGTATCAAAAGAGTATTTAAATAGCGAAGATTATCAAAACATATATAACTTAAATCATCTCTTTTATAAAATAAAAGACAATTATAATGTTTTTAATCAATATGGTATAAAAAATGCCTGGCATGTAAATCATCATTATGCTCATGCACTATCAAGTTGGATGCTTGAAGACTTAAACAACAAACCTTTAATAAGAGTAGTTGTGGACGCAGCAGGTGATGGAAAAACAGTAACTATCTTTAAAAATGACCAAATAATTAAAAGCGTTAGTTGGACTACTGGTTCTATTGGTTTTGGAATGGAAGACGTAGGGGACTGGATGGGAGTGACCTCATTTACTAAATTAGATCATGCTGGAAAATTAATGGGTTTACAATCTTATGGAAAACTTGATGAGGAATTTTTAAAGGTGTTAAATCAATTTGATATTAATCAAATTAATCAAATTTTTGACGTCAAGCAATGGACTGAACATAAAGGAGATTTAATTCTTGCACGACATACAAATTTAGACTGGTTAAGAACACTTCATGAAAGAATTGGAGATCTTTTAGTTGAGTTTATTAGTGAGTATGCTTCTCCAGACGATGTTATTTCATATTCAGGCGGTGTTGCTCAAAACGTTATTTGGAATACCAAATTAATTAAAAAGTTTAAAAATATTATAATTCCTCCTCATTCTAGTGATGAGGGAACTAGTCTTGGAACACTGGAGTTTTTACGAATTAAAAATAATTTACCTCCAATGACACTGCCTAATTTTCCTTACGCTCAAACCGATGAAGCCCCTTTAACAGAACCAAATGAAGAAACCATAACATTTGCAGCCACAGCATTGGCGGAAGGCAAAATTATTGGGTGGTATCAGGGTCACGGAGAGATTGGTCCAAGAGCGTTAGGTCATAGATCAATTTTAATGGATCCACGAATTCCTGATGGTAAAAAACTTATTAACTCTGTTAAAAAAAGAGAAAATTACAGACCGTTTGGTGCTTCAATTCTAAAGGAGTATTTAAAAGATTATTTTACTCTTGATATTGATGATAAATATATGTTATTTACAAATCTACTAAAAGTTAATAATCTTAAATCAATAACGCATGTAGATGAAACATGCAGAGTTCAATCTGTGCCTAAAAACATGGATAGTTTTAGAAAATTGTTAGAGAAATTTTATGAAATAACTAATTGTCCAATTCTTTTAAATACTAGTTTAAATATAAATGGTAAACCTATTGCTGCTTACCCAGAGGCTGCTTTAGACTTGTTTTATCGATCTAAAATTGATTATATGATTATTGGGAATACTATTTATAAAAAATAACATTAACTATTGATAGTACTTCTTTTTCCAAATCTCTGTTTTATACCAACCCGTAAAAACTGAAGCAGCGCTTTTCTTTGTAGTAAGTTCTCCTTCAATTAAAATTGCGTCATCTTCCTTTAGTTTCCAAGGTTCTCTTTTAAAAAGAATAATTTGAGCAATTGGAGTTCCTTTTGGAATAACACCCTCAAAACCTTCTTTCATAAAAAAGGGGATATTTCCTCCGCCATAAAAAACAAATTCACCATCAAGAACGCCTGTTAAAGTTACAAAAGGAAGATCGTATCTATTTAATGGGTGTGTAACCAGTGCACTGTATCCTTTTGGAATTTTTACTGAAACAGGTGATATCCAAGTTAACTCTACGGGAGAGCATCCTAAAGGGACTGGAAGGGTTGTTGATGAAGGATTGGTTCTAATACCTGCTAATGAATAACTGCTGCCCCAACTCATGTAACTAAGACTATTTGGTGATACAAGCATGTCTGCAGACAAAGTCATTGCATAACCTGTTAAAAGGCTGTCTAAAAATGGGACACAATGTTTTAAGGTTTTATTATTTTCAGGATATATTTTAATTTCATCATTTTTCCACAAGGGAATGTCTTTAAACCATTTAGGTACTAAA